GCTCCGGCGACGGGGGCGCCGAGGGGGAACTTGACGACCGCGATGCCGTCGGTGACGGCAAGCAGGTCAGCGGCGGAGAGGGTGAACGCCTGGGTGAAGCTGACCGCGTCGGCGACGCCGGCGGTGTCAGCGAGGGCGACGGGCTGGTTAGCCGCGTCGGCCGCGGTGGCGGTCTCGGCGAGCGAGAGATGGACGGTGACCGTGATCGCGTCGGTGATCCCGGCCGCCTCGGCCAGCGTGATCGTCGCCACGGCTCACCGCCTGCTGCGGGTGCTCAGGTAGCCGACCATGTCTGGGTGCAAACCCACACCTGCCCGGAAGACTTCGTTCCCTGGCTGGACAGGCCGCGGTTCAGCAGGATGTACCCGGCGCCGAGCCCGGTGGTGGTGACGCCCGAGGCGGTGTAGTTGTCGGTGCCGAACTCGTTCCACGGGAAGTTGGCGACGCTCCCGGCGAAACTCGCGCTCAGCGTCAGCGTCGCCGGGGAGGACGTGGCGGCGATGACGGGGGCGCCGGACACGAGCTGGTAATAGCTGGTGGTCGACCCTGACCCGGTGTCGCCCGCGAGGGCGGTCTGCGTCCACGACGCCGCGGTCGTGGACGTGCCGACGCCGATCCGGCCGTTCGTCGCTGAGAGCTTGTTCGTGACCGACGTGCCCGCGATGCCGCCGAGCAGCGCCGTCCACCCGGCCTGGAGCACGATGTTGCAGTCGTGGTCCTCGGTGACCAGGTACGGTTTCAGGCCGTAGCGGCGGAAGTGCTCACCGTCCGGCTCGGTGACGCCGGAGTCGCGGCCGGCCTTCCGCGCGGCCCATTCCGCCTGATCGGCGTCCCAGCGCTCGACGCGGAACGATGTCCGCACCCTGGCGACGTCAGTGCTCAACGTGGTCCTCCATCTGGCCCTGGTGCTGCGACGATGGCAACCATGCGATTGCTGACCGTTGACGGGCACTGGCGCTGGCCCGGCCGGCGTGACGGACTTGAGGCCACGCTGGTTATCGAAGGTGCCGGGCGCTGGATACGGCTCGGCGCGTTCTACGGCGAAGCACCGGGCTCACATATGGCCGGCAAGCATGCGACCGCATGGCGCACCGACTGTGGCCCCGGCGAAGTGCGCGGATGGAACGCCCGTTTCGGGATCTGGCCTTACGAGTGCCTGACCTTCCTGGCTCACACCAGGTCAATTCGCCAGTGAGGGCGCTATGCGGCGGAGGCTAGCTGCTGGAACTCGACCGTAACTGTGACCGAGCAGCCCTCGCCGAAGCTCATGGTCCCGCTGCTCGGTGAGGTTTCCTCGTACACGAACTGCAAGGTCTGGGTAGTCCCGCGGATCGACGCCGGGATCGCTACCGTCCCGCCGCCGCCGATGGTGTGCCGCCACGGCCCGGCAGCGGAGGTGTAGGACACCAGGGACTGCGGGGTGGTGACCACGGGAGCGGAGACGGACGAGCCGATGACCGGCCACAGGTTCGCCCGGACGTTGGTGTCGCCGTTCCACTCCAGTTCGTTGCACGACCAGGCGATGACCATGGTCGTCGCGAACGACGGGATCTGCACGGACCAGATCGCGCCCGTGGGCCACTGGGTGGGGACGATGATCGCGCTCCCCGGTGAGGAGACTTTCACCGAGGGGCCGGTGATGGCCATGACCTGCATGATGCGCTGCGGGTTGCACACCTGCCGCAGGTCGTGGATGTAGGACCCCTGGACGACAGAGGTTGAGGCGGGCATGTCGATGCGGGCCAGCGGGATGCATGACTGGCCAGACGGCGGGGTGGTCGCGGAGGAGGCGACACCGGAGATGACGCGGGGGAAGATGATCTGCCCGGACGCGGGGTTGCCCCACGGGCTGCCGGACCAGGTGGGGTCTTCGGCGCGGGCCACGATCATGTCGCTGCGGGGGGAGCCGCCGGTAGACGCGATCGTCAGAGTTGAGTCGGTCCCGGTGTTATAAGCATAGTAACTGCCCTGATATGCGGCTTCGGCACCGAGGACGACGACCGCGCCGGACGTGACGTTGATGCCAGCGGTAGGCACCGTGTTGGCCTGCACAGCACAGTCGAGCGCGCCGACCACGCCCTGCGACCCGAGGGTGGCGCTGTTCAGCATCAGGCGCAGGAAATTACCGGACTCTTCGTTACCATCGACCGCGTAGCAAGCCGTCTGGAACGTCACTCGGTGCCCCCGATCGCCAGAGTCGCGTTACGCCACGTCACGGTGCAGACGGAGGTCCCGGTGTAGTCCTGGCCGGCGAAATGCACGACCGTAGCGCCCGGCTGGAGCTGCAGCCCGATCATCGGGTCACCCGACAGGAACCCGGCGACACTGACGCCGTTGAGCAGGGCGGTGCGCGCCCACGGCCGGGTGTCGACCACCAGCGACTTGCCGGCCGGGATGATCCCGTTGTAGCTGATCGTGACCGGGGTGTTGACGTAGGAGATGCCCGGATAGGACACCGGCCCCGTGAACGTGATCACCGGCCACGTCGGCAGCGTTCCCGCGTTCTCGGCCGTGTTGGTCTGGAAGTTCGTCTGCGACGCCAGCTGATACGGCGGGGTTAGCGGAGGGGTCAGGCCCCCGGAAAACGAGGGGACCTGCGTCAATTCCAGCGTTGTCTCAGAATCCGAGTACCAGGTGCCGTCCGCGGCCTGGAAGTTGCTGGTGAACTGCACCAGCCCCTGCGCAGCCCGCCCGTAGGACGGGATGATCTGCCGTCCCCGCCCGTAACAGCGGCGGACGCTGTTAGCGACCGGGTAGTAGGCGCGGAGCACCTGCACCGCCCCGTTCGCCAGCCGCACCGAGGGCGCGTTCCACGCCCCGGCCAGGGCGCTGTAGGCGTCGAGCGCGGCCTGTCCCTGGCCGGGTATCCACGCCTGCCCGGTCTGGGTGACGACCATGCCGGGGAGGGTGTCGACGCCGAACAGCATGCCGTCGTGGCCGGTGACGGCCTGGTCCTGGACGGTGAGGCTGCCGGTGTCGGTTGCGGTGTTCGCGATCCACAGGCCGTTGGTGCCCGCCCCGAAGACCAGCGCCGAGGACGAGCCGTCAGTGCCGATCGAGTACTGGCCCGGGGTGAGCACGGGATCGGCCACGGCTCACCCCGCAGTCAGTTGCCCTGCATCTGGGCCACGCGCAGCCGGAACGTCATCTCCTGCAGCGCCTGGGCCACGGTGGTGCCCTCGGGGAGCGTCATGTTGACGTCCCCGCCGATCAGCGGGTTCCCGCCCGTGCCCGCCGCGTAGCCTCTCCCGCCGCTGGTGCCGGGGCTGGGGATGACGGTTTCGCCGCCGTGCATCCACACCATCTCGGGGCCGTTCTCGCCGACCTTCGCCCATCCGCGTGCCGCGCCGGGTGTCCCGGTGGCGTAGGCGGCGTGAACTCCGAGACCTCCTGCTGGTGTGCCTCCGGACAGGAACCGCAGGTAGGCGCCGTCCTCGAACGTGGTCCACGGGGAGAAGCCGCCCGCGCCCCGGTATTTGGCGACGGCGGCGCGGGCGTTGGCCGGGCCGTTGAGGAGTGCCTGGTTGATGCCGAATTGCGGTTCACTATCCCCAGGAGTGATTTGCCACAGTCCCCACCCGGTTGTCGCATATGGTTGGCCTTGCTGCACTGCCCGGGGGTTAAAGCCGCTTTCTGCCCCGGTAATCGCGGCAGCGACCTGAGCCGTCCCGCCGCCCGGGCCGCCCGCCTGCGTCCACCAGTCCTCGATCTGGCTGAAACTGGCGGAACCCGACCCCCCCGCCCACGCGGCGGCAATCGCGGCCTGCTCAGCGGCGTTCAGCCCCGACAGGAGCGCGTTCGCCGCCGTCGCCGCCAGCACCTGGTGAGACGTGACCGCCATCGACCCCAGAGCCGCCAGGCCGCTCGCGTCCGTCCCCACCACGCCGCCCGAGGCGAACCCCGGCACGCCGTGTGCCTTCATCAGCGGCGCGACCGCCGGCGTCAGGTGCGCCGGGACGACCGTCTCGCCCTTCTGCGCCATGATGAGCTGATCGTCCACGCCCGGACGTCCCCGTGTGACGAGCATGCCCGACGCGGCGTTGAAGAAGTCCGGCGAGACCGGCTTGCCCGTCGGCGTGGGCAGCACGCCCTGCGACACGTAGTACTTGCCCTCCGCCTGCTCGGTGATCTTGATGGCCTCGGACTTCGGGATGCCCGTGACCTTCGTGATCAGCGCCGCGATCTGCGTGGTCGAGTCCCCGGCGGCCTTCCCCGACGCGACCAGGTCGTTGATCAGCCTCGTGCGGGCCGCCTGCGCGGCGTCGGACTGCCGGCCGTCCTGCGCGATGGCGTTCCCCCACGCCGTGGCCGCCTTCTGCACCCCGTCGTACTTCAGGATCGCCGAGTTGATGTCACCGATCAGGGTGTTCGCGATGTAGGCGCCCTGATCACGCATCGACGTGGTCAGCAGCGATTCCTGGATGGTGGCCTGGTGGGTGATGTCCTGCAGGTTCCGGGTCGCGTCATGGGTGTTCCCGAGCCACTTGGTCAGCAGGGTCAGCGACACCGGCCCGTTGTACCCGGCTTCCTGCGCCAGGCCGACAAGCTGCGCGGTCGCTTCCTGGCTGCCTTTCGCGTACTGGGTCAGCGGCGCGATAATGTCCTTGATGCCCTGCGCCTGCAGGTTGCTCGCGAGGCCGGCGGTGCGGAACGACGCGGCGAGGGTGTTGGCGTTGTTGACCTGCGTCTCGAACGCGGCGTTGAGGGTGAGGCTGTTCTTGTCCAGCCCGTCGATCGACGTACCCGCGGCCTTCGCGTCGGTACCCATCGTGGCCAGGCCCTGCGCCCACGTGTCGAACGCGGTCTGCCCGGCGGTCATGTTCGTCACGAAGGTTTTCAGCGACGTGTTCAGCTTGCCCATCGCCGTGTACTGGTCGCTGGACTGGTCGGTGACGATCTGCATGTCGTTGCCGAGCGTGCCCCCGGCGATGCCCATGGCCCGGTAGCCGAGCTGGGTTGCCTCCACCTGCTCCTGGATCTGCGCCCACGCCGAAGCGGAGGAGTCGAGCATCTGCTTCTCAGTGATCCCGGCCGTGACCAGCAGCCCGGTCGCGGTAGCCGTGCCGCCGTAGGTCTTCGCGAGATCACCGATGCGCTGGGACTGCAGAGCCGCCTCGGTGTTGAGCTGCACCAGCGCGCCGGTCAGCTCGTTTACCTGCTTCTCCTGCAGTTCGTAGGCTTCGGTGACGCCCCGCGACGTCGTGCCGGTGTGCAGGTTGACTGTCGTCCCGTACTCGGTGGTGTCGTTGAGTTTGACCTCTGCGGCGGTCAGCCGGGTCAGCACCTGCTCTTGCGCCTGCCCGATCGCGGTCAGGCCGCCGGCGACCGACGCGGCCTGCACGGTTTGCTGCAGCGACGCCGCCCACTGCTGCGTGGCGTCCTTGGAGTGCAGGATGGCGTACGTCAGGCCGCCGATCGCGGCTACCGCGATGCCGACCCACACCAGCGGGTTTACGGCGTCCAGCGCGGCCATGGCGGCGTCCAGGCCCCAGATGGACGCGGTCTCGGCGTCCACGGCGACAGCCGTGCCGTCGGAGGCGACCGCGAAGCTGATCTGCCCGGCCGCAGATCCCTCAGCCGCCACGGCCACCGAGGCCATGGCCTCGGCCTGCCGCCCCGTCGCGATCGTGGCCGCGGTAGCGGCATCAGCGACGGCGGCGTTCACGGCCACGGCCTGCGCTCCGGCCGCCGCCCACGCCTGCACAGCCTGGACGCCCTCCAGCACCGACGCACCGAGCGAGATGAACGCCCTCCCGAGCCCGACCACGATGGTGACCGCGAGTCCGCCCCACAGGATCGCGCCGTGCAGGGCCAGAGCGAACCCGAGCACCGGCTCGAGAACCCGCGACGCCGCTTCCGCCACGCCGAGCAGGTCGGTGCCGACGTCGAGCAGGATCTCCGCGTACCCCGGCATGACCTTCAGGACATTGCCGATGATCCCGAACAGGTCACCCCACGCGTTCCCGAATTTCGACAGGTCCGCGGTGGCGCCGGTGAGGAACGTGCCCATCCCGTTGCCCGAGGTGACCGCGAGCGTGATGCGGGTGGCGAGTTGGTCCAGTACGGACCCGATGCCCTGCAGTGTCTTGCCGAACGTCCCGCCGTTATTGTTCATGATCACGAACGCGTCGCCCAGCATCTGGTAGATCGACGGCTGCACGGCCGACGCCAGCGACCCGAACCCGCGGGTGAGCTGCGGGACGACCCCGCCGGTCGCTTTCATGACCGTGTTCATGTTCATGAACTGCGTGTAGATCGCCATCGCGGTGGAGACCCCGGCGACAGCGAACGCCCCGAGCGCGATGGACACCGGGACGAGGATGGCGCTGACCTCGATGATCGAGTCCAGGAGGATGTGCCAGCCGGCGACCTCGCCGAGGAGGGGGATCTTGCCCAGTGCGCCGCCGAACAAGGACACCTGCGTGGTCAGCAGCTTTGCCACGACGCCGAACCCTGTGTAGGTCTCTTTCGCCGCACCGGCTGCCGCGTCGGCCACTCCGGTGGCTGCCGCCAATGACGCGGTCTGCACCGCGGCGAACGACGCTGACGAGGCGAGGTTCCCCAGTGCCGACGACTCGCCGCCGAAAGAGGTCCGCGCGGCATTTGCCGACGACAGCAGCGACGCCTGGTTCACGCTGTAGCTGACCGGGACGGTGACCGGTGCCGCGCGCAGCATCGCCTGCGCCGAGGTGACCGCCCCGGCGACAGCGGCCTTGGACACGCTGAGCCCGAGCGGCGCGGTGATCCCCGCGGCCGTGGCAGCCGCCTGCGCCGACGACAAGGCGCCGGCGAGGCTGCGGGCGTCCGGGCTGAACTTCAGCTGGACCTGGACGCCCTTGTCAGCCTCGCCGCGCGCCCATTCCAGGGCCGTGGCGAAGTCCGTGCGATTCACCTGAAGCGAGGCGACGATACTGCCCGCGTCGAAGCTCATCGCAGGTCACCTCGCCCGGCTGAGCTAGCGGCGCCTGGCTGCTTCCAGGTCGTCTCTCATCGCGGCCAGGTCGAACACGGGTGCCCCGGTGTCAACCGTCCGGGCCAGCCTCGGCCCTCCCCCGGGCACTGCGGCCAGCGCTTCCTCGGCGGTGGGCTGCTCGCGGAACTCCAGCGGCACGTCCGGGTCGGCGGTGAGCCCGTCGCAGAACGCCTGCCGGACCGTCCACGGCAGCGCTTCCCACTCATCAGGGCCGTAGTGCAGGTGCTTGCGTGCGGCGTAGAGGATCAGCCGGCTGCTGGCGGCACCAGGGCAAGCTTCTGCCCATTCGCCCCAGCGCCGGCGCCGGCTTCCGGGTTCATGATCTCCCCCTGCAGCCAGCGGTAGAACCCGAGCCGCACCCGCAGCGGCAGTTTCAGCAGGTCCGCGGCGGTGGGGTCGCTGCTGCACAGGTCGGCGTACAGCTTGGCCTGCCGCTTGATCGTGGCCTCACTGTCGTCCAGGCTCGTCTTCTCGAGAGCGGCCAGGAACTCGTCGGGGTCCATGTCCGCGACATCGGGCAGATTGCGCACAGCGCCGAGTTCACGGGCCGCCTGGAGCATTTCCTTGCGGAACGCCTTCTGGAACGTGACGATCTGCTTGTCCGTCGGCTCGCGGATCACGCCGGCCTTGTCGAAGTACTTGGTGAAGTCGTATTCCAGCGGTTCCGCGATGTCCGCTGCGACGAATCCGGGCATGAGTCCTCCTACGACCCCAAATGGACGATTTCCCCGTAAACGCCGGGGCAGCGGTTCTCGTGCCGCATCCGCTCGCAGCGCGGGCACCGGCCGTTGGAACTCTGGTGCGAAGCGGTGTCGGCGGGAGCGTTGGCGGTGGTGGTGACCGAGCCAGGGACGGCGGACGAGGCGGTCATGGTGCCTCCAGGTGCAATCGGGCGGCGAACCGCTTGAGTCGGCGGGAAAGGGATGCCTGCACAATGCCGCACTCAACCGCAAGGACGGACTGCGCCTCGCCACCGAGCCAGCGCAGGTAAAGGTCGTAGAACGCCGCATCAGCGAGTGACAGCTCCGCCGGGCGTCTGCGCAGCGCATCCGCTACCTTCTCGGCGCACTTCTGGGCCCGCGCTCGCCTCCCGGCCTCCTTAGCGCGCGCCCGGTGGCACGTCTTGCACTTGCGAAACCCCGCAGAGCCAACGTGCGTGTTCTCCTCCGTGTACTCGTGGCCAGCCGGGCAGTGTGTCCTGAGTTCCGGCGCGATACCGCCCTGCCAGCCCAGGCGCTCGCGCTCGCAGGTCCGGCACGTCCGGGAACCATCGCTGCGTATCCGCGTATTCTCCAGCGTGAACTCGTGACCGCTGTCGCAGTGCGTCTTGGCCGCCTGGTAATGGTGACCGTGAAGCACGCGCTCTCGCGTGTTGTTGCGATGCGTGTCGTACTTGAGGTTAGAGCGATTGTTGTTGAGCTTATTACCGTCCTTGTGGCAAACTTCCATGCCCTTTGGCCGGGGGCCGATGAAAGCAATGGCAACCATGGTATGGATCTTGTACCCAGTTGCGCGCCCGCGAATTTGCAGCAATACCTGCCGGTACCCGTCAGGAGAGGTGCTCCCCTTGATTATCCCGCCGAGGGTGCCGTGACGGGGCCTGCTCCACAAGCGCCCTTGGTCGCTGATCTCATAGCAGCCGTCGCTTCCGGGTACCGGGTGCCACTGCTCGTCGGACAGATCTGGGGCGACGGGCACCACGCTGACGGGAATCTGGCTAGACGGCCGCGCGGGCGTGCCGCGGCGCGGCAACCCAGGTACCTCGTGGATTGCCCGGAGAACTTCAGTGTGCGCGATCAGTGCCGGTCCTGGGCAGTGCCAGTCGCCGTACAGGTGATCCTCAGCGAACTGTGCGTGGCGCTGCTTCTCTAGCTCATATGAGCCGGGTTCGACCGCGAGGACCTCATCAACCTTCAGGTATGACATCCGCGCCCCGAAGCGCGTGGTCGTACCTATCTTGACTAGAGCGCCCCGGCGAACGTAGTAGACGAGCGGAGCATGCGGTTCCTGTACCTTGGGCATTGTCGGCCTGCCTTGATCAGGTCGGTTCTTGATCCCCGGTGCCTGCGACCGCCAAGTAGCAGGTGCCGGGGCCTAATGCGATTATTCTATCGGCCCGATGGCCATTAAGCGCAGAGAACGCGCCGGACTAGCTCGTTGCAATTGCGGTCAAATCGTCCCAAGTGATGCTTTCGAACGCACACGTCGCATTTAGTTGCAAACTGTACATACGAGCGCTCGCCGCGCGCCGGTAGTCAATTTTGACGGTCGCAGCCGACATGACTTCCGGGACAGAAAGGACGCGGGCGTAACCCTGCTGGTTCTTGCCGACCACCGCAGCCGCGAGGTACGGGAAGTTCGTGGAGAGCGAAAGCGTGCTCTTGCCCGGCTGTCCTGCACCGGGCGCGGTCACGGCGATCGTGCCCGCGCCGCCGAACGCGAGGTTTATGCCCTCTAGCGTCTCTTCGTTCAGGTTTGTGGTGATGTTCAGGTCCGCCGTGTCCACGATCACGGCGACCGGGGTCGGCTGCTCCTCGATGTTGATGTCCACCGTCTTCGGCGTCCAGTTCACGCTCACACCCGAGTCGGTGGCGCCGACATAGTCCCACCCGCCACCGAGCCACGCCGAGCCCACGCCCAGGTTCTGGTCCGACGGCAGCGCCGTGCCGACCTCGGCGGTGAGCAGCAGCCCGACGCCCCACAGCACGTTCTGGGTGTTGTACGCGGGCGCGCTGTAGACGAGCGGCGCTCCGGACATGGGTGCCTCCTAAGTGCGGGCAAAGAAAAGCCCGGCCGGTGACCGGTCGGGCTCGAAGGAAAAAGGGGGGCGTTACGCCGGGGCTAGATCTCCCGGAGCGTGATCCGGGAACGCTGCGCCGCCTCATACGCGCGCTTGGCTGCGTCCGCGTCGCACTCGGTGCCGTCCGCGGTGATGACCAGGCCGCCCCCGGCGTCGAACCTGACGACCGGGCGGATGGTGGCCAGGGTCACGGTGGCACCCGGCGCGGGAGCCGCCTGCGGCGCCGGAGTTGCCGCGGGCGGCTTCTCGTCGCGGGGCATGTCCCACTTCAGCGGCGGTCCCGCTGGCGCGTCCTTGGCCTCAGGCTGCGCGGGCTCGGTGGTCGGCATGCGGTCTCCCCTTAAGGCTTGGGTGCCATCTGGTACAGGGTGCAGGCCGTCGTCGTGCCGATCGTCCCGCCGAAAGTGAGGTACATGTTCCCGGTACCGTCCAGGGACAGGAAGTCCGACGCGGACCAGTTCCCGAACCAGTACCCGGTAGCCGTCGTCAGCGGCCCCACAGGCGACTCGGCAGGCGCGATGCCCTCGGTTTCCTTGCCGATCACCGACGTGACGGTGAGGGTGGTGGCGTTCCCGGTCCACAGGTACAGGGCCATGAGGCCGTTGGAGGGGAACGACAGGCCGGTGGTGCCGACCGGGACGGAGACTGTTCCTGTCGGGGCGAAGACGGCGCCGGCGACGCCGGGGAACTGGACGGGGGAAAGCGCGAGGTAGGTCACGCCGGGCCGCCTTTCTGGTGCTGGGAGCTAGACGGGGCCGGACCTCAGGTGTTGTCCGGGATCTCCTTCTCGAAGTCGCCCGACGCCGCGACCAGCACCGGGGCCGATCCGCCCGTGACCAGCACGCCGAGGCGGAACAGGTTGCCGGGGAACGCGCTGAACGTGAACTCCCAGTGCGCCGTGGTGGTGGGGACCGTCACGGTCTGCGACTCGTACGCCGCCGCGTCCGCCATTCCCGCCGCGTCGGGGAACCACGTGGTGCCGCCGTCCGGGCTCGACTGCAGGCCCACGGCGATAGCGGTCCCCGCGCCCGTAGCGGTCGTGGTCAGGCGGATGACGCCCTTGGTGAAGTCGGAGCCGCCGAAATAGTAGGCGGCGGTGGCGGGGAAGTACCAGGTGCCCGAGGTCATCGCCGCGCTGGCCGGAGCGAGTGTGTACGTGTCGGTCTCGTAGCCCATATCGGTCTTAGCTCCTTTAGGTACTGGCGATGCACAGGTAGCTGCAGATGTACTCGTAGCGTTCGGCGTCATCGGGATCGCTGGCCAGCGGTGCGGGGGCACCCGCCGCCCGGTGGATGTGGGAGATGACCTGCCCAGACGGCAGCAGGACCGGGAAAGACGCATTGAGGATGAGCCTGTCCAGCGCGAGCGCGAGTTCTTCCGCGTCGTCCTGGTCGTTCTGGCCGCCGCGGACGCGGGTCTGGAACGCCGACGCGTCGGCCGCGCCGTCCCACACGTAGCCAGCCCCCGGCGTGGGAGTTACGATCACCAGCCGGTCAGGTGACTTAGGTACGTACGGTCCCTTCACGAGCGGTGCGCCGCGTTCCTGCCGGGTGTCCCAGCCGAGGCCGGCCAGCCATGCCAGAACGGCCTTGGTGGGCAGCATGCGGCCCTCCCTGGCGGCTACCGTTAGGTCATGACGGATGAGCAGCGGGACGAACTGGCCACTGGCATGGACTCCTGGGAGATCGACTGCCGCGCCAAACTGCAGGCCGGGTACGGCCACGACTACGGAAAGGCCGCCGGGCTCGCCAGGATGAGCCGGGACTTACTGGAGGAGAATCTCCGCAAGCCGGGGTCACTTACTGTCATCACCGGGCTCTGAGCACTCCAGCGACTAGACCCCCCGCGACCAGAGGAAGCGCAGTTGCTTCTCGGTGTACTTGGACGGCACGGGGTTGTGCTCGCGGTAGATCGCCTTGAGTTCTTCCTCGGTGAGGCGGTGCTGGCGCGGCGGCCGGCCGTAGATGACGGTGCCGTCATCGGTCACGATCGGGTGGCCTGACGCGCGCAGGTTCGAGTACAGAACCGGCGCGTGAGTGGCCACGCCGCCGTCTTCGGCGAGGTCTTCCATGCTGTCTATGACCGACTGCTGGCCGCCGTCCGCGAGCACGGTGCGGGCGTATTCCTCGAGGTACCGGTCGCGGTTGTCGTAGAGAGGCTGCTGGAGGTAAAGCGCCTGGCCGCCGCGCGGATGGCGGAAATCTAGGCCCTCGTGCTGAGCGGTAACTGGTAGCGTGCGTAGATTTGGTCCACAGTCACGCTGCCAGTCAGATCACCTGCCCCCACCATCTCCTGAAGGACGTCCAGGCGCTCGCCGAACGTGCCGGCCACTAGTACCACCCTGCCGTGAGCGACCGCCAGCCGGTGTCAGCCTCCACGCGCCCGTCCAGCCCGATCCTCGTACCGCTATCGGCATGATCGAACGTTTTCGGCACCGTTTGGAACACCTGCCCTGGCTTGTCGACCGGATCCAGCGGCGCTGTCGGCGCGACCTCGATCAGCCCAGAGGCGATGTCCGCCAGCGTCCTGGTCGCGTCCTGGTAGCGCAGGTAGATCGGGTCGAACGCCGCCAGGTCCTTGCCCTTGCGGTATGTCAGCGTGGCGTAGAACACCGCCAGGGCGATGGTGAGCTGAGTCACCAGGTCGGGAACTGTCACCACGGGGTTATTCGCGTCCACCACCCACGACGTGCCGCAGTACGACGACACCTTCGTGCTGGCCTGCGCTATCGCCGCGTTCAGCGCCCCGTCGTCGAGCTGGGCGCATGTGCCCGTGCCCGCGTCGGTGCCGCCCACAGCCTCACGGACGTCGCTGGGCAGGCAGTACATGGCAGGCATGGCGCCTCCTAGTCGGCGTAGTCAGCGCATCCCTCAGCCAGCTCGATCGGCCCGAGCGCGGGCACCGGAGGCGGTACGTCCATCGAGACCAGGCCACGCCCGCGGCGGATGGCGCCGCGGTTATCGGCCTCGCGCCTGCGCTGCTGGCACCAGCGACGGAAGGCACCCACCTGCCTACCGGTCCTTCGCGGCGTCCGGGTCGATGCTCAGATCGACCTGCGGGTCGTTGGCTTCCGGTGCGTTGCGCGGGTCCGCGGGGTCGGGGATGTCCTCGTTCACCGTGACCTTTGATGCCTCGGGCGGATCCTCGCGGGCACCGAACTGGGACGCGCCGGGACGGTGGCCGAACAGTTGCCGGGCGGTGATGCGCGGGCCGGGGTCGGTGCCCTGGGATGCCTTGCGGATGCAGGGCACCGGCTTGTGCGGCGGCAGGAACGTCGCCGCCACCTCGTCAGTGAGCGTGACGAGTTCGCCGCGGTGGACGATGTTTGCCCTCGGCTCGCCTTTGGGATCGCGGGACCGCTGGGGAATGCTTAGCGCCGTGACTGCGATCCAGTCTGAGCCCTGCTTGGCCGCTACGGGCATGGTGGTGTCCTCCTCGGACAGGTAGGTGACCCGCCCGAGGAGGACGGGTGAGGTCAGAACAGTGCCGCCTGCACGGCAGGACGCTGCGCTGGCACGGATACCTCAGCGGCGCGTGCCATTACCGGTGCATTCCAGTAACCCGTGCGGAGCATGAAGGCCGTCCCGCACATGGTTCCCTTGCCGCGCGCTCCCCGATTGCATTTCCGGCATGAACGGACCAGGTTGTGAAAATGATCAGTTCCGCCCTTGCTCAGCGGAAAGAAGTGGTCCGTCTCGTCCGTTGCTGACGGAGGAGCACCGCAGTAGAAGCACGGATCGGTGCGGATGGCGACTCGGTAGGACGCAGACAAGGCGCGGTCAAGCTCGTCCATGCCCACTTCGCGCCGCTGACGCCGACGGTGGATGGCTGCCTGATCCGTCTCAGGGTGAGCGAGCCTGTACTTCCGGCTGCTCTCCCGGATCGCATCGCCGCTGCTGGCCCGGTACCGCTCGTCGTATACTCGGCGGGCGCCACTCTCAGTGCTCGCCTTGTTCCGGGCGCGGCTATCTGCAGTCCGATGTATGGCGGCGCAGGGGACGCAGCGAACCCTTGGCCTCGCTGATCCGCTTGGTGGCGGTAGTTCAGTGCCGCAGTCTAAGCAGTACCTCGGCTTGTACTGAGCCTTGCGCTTGCGCGCCTCACGCTCGCGCGCAAGCTTGCGGTTATGAGCAGCCTGGCATTCTGCGCAGCGCTTCTGCCCGCTGCTATTCGCGACGAAGAGCGCCGGGCAGTCTATGCACTGACGCTGCCCGTAGATCCGGCCTGAGTAGTCGCGCTTCTTCGTGACAGGCGTATCCTGCATGGGTGGTGCACCGCCTACATCGGTGTGGCCACGACCCCCGTCCCCTGTTCTGGAGAGTCCAGGTGGCGGGGGTCCTTACATCGAACAGTCTAGCGGATTCGGCCCATCATTGGCCTCTCGCCGCACGGCTCCCCCCGTCTGCCCGGTGCGTCCGTTTACTACACCCCGCTGATCAGGGTGATCGCCAAGGGCTGGTCAAGCCCAATGGCACTGGCCCTCTGGGTGTCCGACCTCCAGGACTTCCTGGGCTCTTCGCGGTAGAGCGGACCTGCCTGAAATGGCAACTCATCGGCAATAAATCCCGAACGCTGCCTTTGCATGACTATGGCATTTCCGGCCGGCACCTGCCTGCTGACCAGAACGTCAAGATTGAAGATCCGGTTCGGGAGGATTCCGGTATACTGTAGATTTTCACTCGCTATGTCCCCTATGTACGGGGCAGCGAACGAGGACGACTGCAGCAGGGTGTTCTTGGTGCCGTGGTTGATGATCATGGTGTCGGCATCGAACCCGAGGTACTGCGCGAGTCCAGAGATCGGGCTGTTGATGCTGGCATTTTCGATCAGGTATACCGCATTTGCGATATCTGCCCGGATCGTGGCGTTGCTTGACGCCCACGGGTTGGACACGGCCAGCGTCTGAATGCCCGCATTGGCGACGATCGCGGAGTAAAAAGCGTTATTCCAACTCCACACCATCGTGTTCTTGACCTGCTGGAGCTGCCGCGTCACCGGGTCGATGAGCTGCCGCCTGCGCATCTCGTCGGACACCATGACCGCCATGGCCCGCTCGTGGGTGAACACGACGCGGGGAATGCCGACCGACGTGGGCACGACCGGGACCTCGCCGAACTCGGCGCGGATCTCCGGGGTGTCGTCGGCGTACAGCGGCGTGGACTCGGCGTAGCGCACGGCACCGGACTGGGTGATGCCGCCGGCCCGAAGGACGGCGTCGACGATGAACTCGTTCTGGGTCATGTCCAGGATGAGCTCCGGGATGACCAGCGGGTCCTTCAGGAGCGCATCGACGGTAATCCGCGGGCCGTCGAGCGACGTATAGGCCGGAGTGGGCACGGTTTATCTCCTCGTTTCCTTGTCCGGCCTCAGCCGAAGATCCGCGCGCGGCCGATGACGGGGGCGGTGGTGACGCCGCCGGGCTGCGTGCACCGGCCGATGATCGTGGCCGGGTTGGTGTCGGTGCCGCTGACCCACGGCGTGACCTGGCCGGACGCCGCGGACTTCAGCAGTTCCCCGAACGTGGCGTTGGCGGCGTAGGTGACGTGCATGTCGTTGCCGTGGTAGATGGCCGCGTAATCGGGAACCACGCTGATGTCCAGCAGCGGCGCGCCGCCGGCGAGCGAGTCGGTGCCGCTGGCCTGGTTCGGGATCGGTGCCGCGTCGTTCCCGGCCACGCCGAGCACGTTGACGGCCCCGGCGCCTGCCGTTGAGACCGTGGT